AAATTTAGGTAAATTTTCATATGCAAGTTGTAATCTGCCAAGTAGATCTCTAGCTGTGGACGCTTTGTTTGCCAGAACAGCAATGTTAACATTATCGTTGAAAACTGCATAGTGTAAGAGATATGATATACAGGTAGTAGATTTACCCGTCTGCCGAGGCATCTTACAAATATTAAATCTGTTCTCGTGGAATCTAGTAATTAACTTCTCTTGAAAATCATACATGTTAAAGGGAACTAATCCCTCATCAAGAGAAACAATTTTTATATACTTTCTAGCAAAATATACAGGATCATCTTTACACTTTAAAAATTCCCTAATGTTATCCTTAGAGAATTCTATAGGTGTATTCGCCTTCTTTAGGTTGGGATTACCTAAGTATACTTCTTGTGACATAACAAATAAAAAACTTACTAATCAGTAAATCCTGCTGCTGCTCCTTTTACTCCAGCATTAGCAGCAAATATTGCATATGTGCTTACTTTCTCTAAAAACTCAACTGAACCTGCTGGCATTGTAAACGAACCAACAACCGTTCCGCTTGCTTCTTCTACAAGTGTTACAAGATGAGCATCTGTATCAGTATTAACTAAACGCACAACAGTAGCACTACCAAATGTAGCTGCTGCTCCTGTTGATGTGGCACATGCTGCTTCAGCACCTTTAATCAAAGTTCTTGACATTACTCTTACTTACACTATAGAGTTATTTATTAGAATGGGTTCTCACTACTTATTACTGGATTTCCATTAATTGTAATTGTAGGACCAACTGTTGCACTTGTTACTGAACCACCATTACAACATAACAGTACAGTACCAGATATATTGCCAAGTGGTGCAGTTGGAGGTGTAAAACTACTCGTATAAACTGCTGACCCTTTTACCATTCGGAAATTACTAATACGACCATTCATCAAATAACCAGTTGTATAATAACCACCTATAGCTAGAGTTTGTCCAGTGTAATCATAAGAATCGCTCCAAGAGGCTACAGATGAACCATCTACATATGCAGTCATGTCATTATTATGTTTCACATACGCAAGGTGATACCATTGGTTAGCATTTCTACCACCAGCAGTATGCCAATAAGAACCACCCCTATATCCATGCCAAGAACTACCATTATGAGCAAAAGCTAAAGTGCTAGAATAATTAGTACTTAAACCTGGATGTTGCCAAGCTCCTCTGTTACCATTATCAAAAAACATAGCCCAACATTCAATACAAAAATCTCCAGTTCCCAGCTGCAAAGTACTACCTGAACCCACAGTCAACCAATCACCCGACCCATCAAAAGTAACAGAATAAGATGTTGTAGGAGGTGTTAATGAAGTATCATTAATAGTACAAGTTAAAGTAGCACCAACCTGTGTTGTTCTTCCAGAATCTGAATAGAATTTAATGCTTAAGGTTTCTTCTCCTTCAGTTGTATTATCACTAGCAATAGTATGAGAGAAATTAAAAGTATTATTTGATATCGTTCCTGATCCTGTTAATGCTCCAGAAGAGAAATCACCTGCTGCTATACCAGTTCCTGATAATTCCCACCACAATTCAGTACTATTAGCAACATTTGTAGTTGTCATAGTAGTTGTGAACGAATCTCCCTCATTACGAACAGTATAAGATATTGTAGGAGTATATGTAGGAGTTAATGAAGTATCGTTAAGAGTAACAGATACGGTATTACCAACTTGAGTATTCCTACCAGAATCTGTAAATAATTTAATATCAACAGTTTCTGTACCTTCAGTTAAAGTATCATTAGCGACTGTATGTGAGAAATTAAAAGTATTATTTGATATCGTTCCTGATCCTGTTAATGCTCCTGAAGAGAAATCAGCAGATGTTACATTTGTTCCTGATAATGACCAATAAAGAGTGGTATTATCATCTACATTAGTAGTTGTAACTGTAGTTGTCCAATTACCACCTTCATCTACAGAACTAGCAGATACTGAATAGGTATATGTTGGACCAGAAGAACCAGAACTAACAAAACTCATCATAGAAGAATAAGCAGTCTTTGTTGCCTTTACATCAGCACTACCTTCTAAAGTATCTGTATAATATTTTTCAGCATATACTACTTCACCAGAAGGAACCATAAAAGATCCTACGACTACAGCATTATAATCCTTTCTAGTTACAAGGATATTATCAGTACCACTATTAAAAAGTCGTACAACAGGAGCGTTGCTAACATTAGTAGCAGATCCTAGATTTGTTTCAGCAGATAATATTTTCATTTTAACCCACCTTTGTAGTTTTTGTTTTCTTCTTCACAAGCATTCTATTTTGTGAGGGTGTAAGAGGAACTTCTTTTGTTGGTCCTGAACCTGGTTTAAGACTATCTGGATAACCAAATTTATTTCTAGAACCACTTGGATTTATAATTGTGCCACCACCTTGATAAGCACCTTCACTAGTCACTTTTGGTGCAATAACATTACCATATCTATCCTTCCATGTAGTATTCTTTCCTACCCATTTTGTTTTTCCTGTTGGTCTATTTTTAATTTTTGAATCTCTTCTTTCACGTCTTCCTTCCTTACTACTCAAATATTCATTTCTCTTATTTCTCAATTCTCTCTTAGTAGGTTGAGATTCTATTTTTTCATTTTTAGAAGGATCAACAGTTTTCTTACCATCATTAGTTATAGGTGCTTTAAGTCCTGTAGCAACTTTATCTTTAATACCTGTTGCAGCACCTACAGCAGCACCAGCAGTACCAGCACCAACAACCTTTATTTTATCTGTAGCATTTTTTACACGATCACCAACTCCTTTCAACACCTCCGTAGCTTTTACACTTTTTGGTGTAACATTCTTTAATTTAGATGTACTACCAGTTTTAGAAGCAGCACCACCCAATACATCTACATCTTTTGCAGTTGTTTGAATTTCTGCTTTCTTAGCATTAATTCTATCTAATTTACCTTTAGTTCTATTTGCTAGATTGCTACCAGCATCTTTAACATTTTGCATAAAACCCTTAAAGGATTTTACTAAACGACCACCTTTACTAGGTGTATCAACCCTTGGACTTTTAGTTACTGATATACCATCGGGATTTCTTAATTTTTTAGCAGTAGAAAAAATATCTTTAGTTAATTTTGAATCTTTGACTGCACGATTAACAATACTTCTAGTTCCTCTTCCAGCATCATAAACCTTTTTACCTGCCCATAATGTATTTTTAATACCACCTGCTAAAAGAGATGCCCATCCAAGATCCCTTTCAGATCCTTCTGTTATTATAGTAACAATCTCTTTATCATTATATCCCTCAGAGATTAATGATTCTGTGACCATTTCCAATCTCCAATTAGAAGCACCTTTAATTGGTTGTGGTTTAATTATATCTACTGTTTCTATTTCGTTAAAGTTTAATCCGTCTGCAACATTCTGAACACTTATACCACCTTCTATATGTTCTAATTTTACACCAGTTGCTTTTTCAATATCAGATTTTCTCTTATCTCCACCTATCTTCATATTCTTTCTTGCATCATCAAGTGCTGCATCACCTTTCTTCTTTAAGAATTCACCACCTTTTTTAAGAGCATATGCACCAGCACCAACTTTAATAAGTTTACTGAGAAGACCTTCACTAGTAACTTCCCCTCTCCAATTGTTTAGAGATTCTTGCTTTACTCTTATATTATTCATGGAACGGATTAATCGTCTTTATTATTTAGAATACCTTCCTTTAGCATCTTTGATAACTCAGTTGTTGAACCTACAAATAATGCGTTATTTGTAACAGTATTTGGACCTTTAGGTTTATCTTCTTCTAGATCTTTCATCTTCTTCTGAAGATCTGCTAATTTATCTGTAATATCAGCAGTTGATTTTAATACTTGTCCAGCAACTTCATATGCTCTTGGACTTGCACTTTCACCAGCAAGTTCCATAACTCCATTTAGAGTTTCCTGTCCTTTCTCTATTAATGAATATAACTGTGCTCTTGCATACTTGTAATCCTTTTCAGCATCATCAGTAATATCGGGCAGCGTATCCTTTCTTCGGACACAACCACCCTCATTAACTTGCTGAACTTCTATTTCAGTGTTAAATGTATCATTCAAATCGTCATAATTATCTTTCATGGTATTAACAGTTCCAAGCTCTTAATGATTTAGATAATCTATCATCTCCAGTATTGTTGGAAGGTTTCTGTCTCTTCCTCATACCTTTCATCCTCGCACAAAAAGACGCTCTACGCTTGTTGCCAACTTTCTTTGAAGGAGCTTTAAGGTCACTTCCTGGATTCTCTTTCTCGTAGGACTTTCTTCCTTTTTCATTTAAACCTCCTGATTTGTTTTGACCTTCTTTCTTTGTCCAAGCAGCACCTTCATCAACATTTAATGTTTTTGGATAATCTTTATCACCTGGTTTTGCTGGTTTCTCACCACGCTTTCTCTTAGCATGAATGTTATCCCATAAACCTCTTTTTTTACCTTCTGATACAAATTCGTTAAAACTTTTCATTAGA